TTGATGCTTCGTCCAACGGCATCCATGGCTCGTTGGACTGAGTAGCCTTGCATCAGAAAATCTATGATTTGCTTCTTGATGGCATCGCTTTTGTGAGAAGCAGCGGTAGTTCGTTTTCTTTCCATAGGTTGTACCAAGGCGGGCTTATGGGAGCCTTGGGCTTACTCCTAACCGAAGGGCGTAGTCCTAACGAAGCCCGAAGGTTAGGGCTTCTTTTAGGGGGCGACCCTTGGGGTCGCTGCTTAGCGTTCGGAGGCTCCGGCGATTTCGCCTCCTCACTTATACTATAGGTGTCCAGAAGGGTCCTACCGGACACTTTCTGGGGTGTGATTTATGCCACATCCTATGGATGTAGTAAAAGTGCAGGTCAGAAGGCATATACGAATCCTAGCAAACTTATGTAGGTAGAGATATACACACACGCTCGCCCCCATTTTATAAACCCTGGGGTCTCGCTCATCCACTTGCAAGCGCTTTTGCATGCAATCACTCATCACTTTGCAAGGCATGGCATGCCAAGCATTGGCAGGAGCAAGCACTAGCGGGCGCGGTGGCACTTACTCCCTCATCCCTAGTCGCGCCCCGTGCAGACATAGCCCCGCGCCCCGCATGGTCTGCCCTGCCCGCGTTTAGACACCTGCCCCGCGGACATCGCCCCGCCCCGCATCCTCCGGCAGGTAGTTGAAAGTTCAACAACCTAACCCTCTTCCCGTCTCACATATTGAGATGCCGTCTCATAAAAAAATCTTTGCGACTTGCCCGTTTAGACTTGACACCTACCGGCACGAGGACAAAGATGCGCACTACAACTGAATAATGACGAGGTGGCAAAGCGCCACCCGTAGCGATTAGAACAAGTGTTCTAAGACTGGAGCAAGACATGAATCGCGAGACATGGCTGAAAGAGTTGGCGAATCGCGCCATTCCATTCATAACCAATCACTACCCCTATGCCGAAGAGGAGGTGTCCGTTCGCCTCTCCTGCGGATTCCCTGCAACTCAAGGCAAGCGCAAGAAGGTAACCGCCTCCCTCATCCCTCCGACTAACTCCGATGAGTTCAATGCCGAGGTTTTTGTCACTCCGGAAATCGACACCGATGAAGAGGTGGCGCGTGCCGTGCTCCCTCTCCTCGTAGCCGTAGTGCTTGGCGATTACAAGCAAGGAGCCACCTATCGCCAAGCAATCCAAGCGCTCCGTCTAAACGCGGAGGGCTTGCCATCATGGGCTGAGAACATCCTCAGCCAACTCCCCGCCTACCCTCACGCCTCCGTCACCCTGCCGGAGGTCAAGAAGCAGACCACCCGCCTCTTGAAGGTGGCGTGCCTCCCCTGCAACTATATCGCCCGAGTCTCGCGTGCCACGCTTGACCGTTTAGGCACACCCGTGTGCCCTGCATGCCATCAATCATTCACCGAAGCCAACTAACCGTTTAGACGATAGGAGACTGGAACCATGGAAACTTTCGGAATCGAACTAGAGGTGAGCGACATATCCATCCCGAGCGCTCAATCCCTCATCAACCGCGCCGGCATCGCTTGGCAGGTCAAGCGTGACGGAACGCATCATGTCAGCGCCGAGGCAGTTAGCCCGATTCTGACCGCCGAGCGTTTAGACGAGGCAAAGACCGCAACCCGTGCACTCCGCATCGGTGGCGCAACCGTGAACAAGCAGTGCGGACTCCATGTCCATCTTGGCGCGGATGAATACGGGCTGGAGGGCTTGGCGAATCTCGCGTGGAACTGGAACCTCGCGCATGCCACCATCGGCGCGCTCGTTGCTCCATCCCGTCTAAACAATCGGTTTTGCGTGCCGGTGGCGCTTGCGGAACTCGATTCTCAAGTGGAGACAATCCGCAACGGCTCCATCCGCAACATCGGACTAAATGGGCGCTATCGCTCCCTCAACTTCGATGCGTACCGTAACCACGGAACCGTGGAGGTACGCCTACATCACGGAACTCTCAACGGCTCCAAGGTCAAAGCATGGGCAGAGTTCGTCAGCGCCATCGCGAACTACTCCAAGGCGGGAAGCCGTTTAGACCACTCCAACGAGTGGAGCCAACCCGTGGACAGAGTTGCCAAGGTAGGCGAACTCCTCGACCTTCTCACCCTTGTGGGAACCCTCAGCGAGGCAACCAACCGTTACCTCAAAGGCAGAGCGGACGAACTAGCCCGCTAACCGCGGGCAGGGGTGGACAGCGTAGGCGGGTGCAACTCCCGCCCACCCCACGAACGCGACGGAAAGACCGTCAGCGTTTAGACAAGACTGGAGAATCATGAAAGCGCAAGAGCAACTCACCGCATGGTTATGGAAAGTCGGAACCCTCGACATTTCTGCCAATCATCAAGACCTCCTAGACCTTCTCCTCAGGTATAGCGCGGAACTCAATTACATCACGCAGAAGGCAGAGCACGAGCACGCAACCGGAAGGAATGTCTAAACATGAAACTGACCAAGCGCGGGCGCATCGTTGTCGCCCTCCTCACCACGCTCGCCATTACTGGCATCTACTACATCGCCACCCATATCTGGTGGGATGGCTCCGGATGGTGCTTCGGTACCGTCATCGAATGCCTGGACGGTAACTCATGAGCGACCGTCTAAACGAAAGAGTCATCTGCGGGGATTGCCTGCGCCCTTCATGCAAAGGATGTGAACGATGAGCACGATGTGTTTACACTGCCAAGAGGAGAAGGATATTTCTATCGTCTGGCTAAAGAAGAAGAACACCCGCGGGCGAGAGTACTTCCGGCGGGATGCGATGTGCCAAGAGTGTCGGGAAGAAATCCGGCGCGATGGTGGAGATGTGCGATGAGCACAGTGCTATACTCAGCCCCTCAACAACCCGACAGACTGGAGACTAACTAACATGTGTGGAATCGCAGGCTATTGCCTCAGCACTCAGCAACATCAGACCGCCGAGATTGCAGACCTTGCAGGTCAGATGCTTCTCGACATCGAACACCGCGGACAACACGCGACCGGCTCAGCATGGATTGACTCAGGCTCCGGCGGGCGGGTCATCCGCAAGGCACCTATCCCTGCCTCACAATATGTGCGCAGGGCAGGCGCTCACCTATGCAGGCGGGCACAAACCGCTATCTTGCACACGCGATGGGCAACGCAAGGCACACCGCAGAACAACAACAACAACCACCCCATCCCTCGCGGGCGCATCGTGCTCACACACAACGGGCACATCGCCAACGACAAGGACTTGTTTAGACAGTTACGGGTCAAGCGACACGGACTTGTTGACTCCGAGGCAGTGACCGCACTCCTCGCCTTCGGCAAAGACCACCCGACCCAACTCCTCACCGAGGTGGAGGGCACCGCATCGCTGGCTTGGCTTGAACAGGACAAGCCCGACACCCTGCACCTTGCACGAGTCAACTCATCCCCACTCTGGATTGGTCAGACGACTGGTGGCTCACTTGTCTATGGCTCCACCGAGGAAACTATCGAACACGCTGGCATCATGCTAGACAGCGACCTCGCTTGGAAATACAGCGCCTCCGAGGGCGAGTACTTCAAGGTCAAGGCTGGCAAGATTGTCGAGTTCAACCGATTTACCCCGCGCAAGTCAACCAAGAGTTATCGCGGATGGTGGGAGTACGATGGATGGACAGACGAGGAGACGGAGCAACTTGCCATCTAACCCACGCCACGCAGACAGCCCCTCGCCAACAGGTGGGGGGCTTCTTCGTTTAGACACAGTAGTACCGCGCCGCATGATTATTAGCCAGGTGTTTAGACAAGCCGCTGCAACCACGGTCTTCAGTGTTTAGACACTAAAACTTTTTTATATTTTTTGGTTTCTTTCTTGACTTTTATCTGGCGCAGTGCCATCCTCTGCATGTGGGAAATACTCACACAGAAAGGAACATCATGACTGGAACAATCCTCGCCCTTACCGCAGTCTCAGCAGTGTCGGTGGGCTTGCTTGTTTACACAACCATCCAACACTCGCGTCTGGAGCAGGCGTACAAAGAACTCCGCAAGGTGAACAAAATTCTGCAACAGCGCCTAGCCAACAGTGAGGAGCGCCCCTTCTAATGAGCACAACCTACCAAGGCTGGAAGAACTACGAGACATGGAATGTGGCGCTCTACATCAACAACGAGTACCCACTCTATCTATCGGCGACACTCTTCATGAAGGCATACAGTGGAGCCATGCCGTACCGCGATTGGGTCAAGGTTGCCGGACTGACCGACAGGAAAACGCCGGACGGTTGCAACTACATCAGCAAGCAGTTGTCCTATTCCGAACTCAACGAGATGATGAGGTGTCTAAACACATGAGCAACTACATCCGCCAAGGCGAGCGCCTCGTGTGCTCTAGTTGTGAGCGTGACATCAGCGAAAGCCACAAGAAGCACTGCCCATTGGACTTATCATGAGGCTCTGCGAAATCTGCGAGTGCAACGAACCCCGCACATCAGTAAGCAAGTGGTGTGACGGATGCCGTGATGACTTCAAGGAAAGCGAACGATGAGGTGCGGTGTCTGCGGTGAACGGTACAGTAATCGCACACTGAGCAAGCACTTCACACAGTGCGAGGACGAAGGACTCGCGCCCACTATCAACGACCTAAAGAAGAGCATCGAAGAAGGGAAAGCGAATCATGAAATGCCCCATCTGTAACACCTACCCACACACCCCCATCCAAATCCAAAGGAAGGGGATGTGTCGGTGGTGTGAGCGACACACAGAACCAACCATCAACGACATCAAGAAGAACAGTGAGGAGAGTCAGTACCATGACTGAAAGAGCCAAAGGAATCATCATCTACCCTGGCAGTACATGGGAGCACCGTGTGTTTACACAGTTGCAGGACTACCAGCAAGTAGTCGGAGGTCTGATTGAAGCGGTGCGCCTCTTCGACCACACCTATGAGAACGAGGTTGCCACCATCTATGTGAACGAGGAAGGCAGGCTCATCGACCTACCTATCAACGCCGTTGCGGGTGGGCTTTCATTCTTACTCAACGGGGAGGACATTCTCTTCGGCAACGCCATCGTGATGGGTCCATCCGATGAGGAAGGGTACGACTTGGATGTGCCGGAGTGGATTGTCGAGTTCATCAGACATGTAGCGAAAGAGGTGCCTCGTGTTTAGACGGGTATTGATTTACGCTTTGGTAGTTGGTGCAACTTTAGCCATCGACAACCGATTCTTTGACAAGCCTAATGGAGCAAGCACCAGTCGATACATCGAACACCACCCCGTCGTCGGCACAGTGGTTGCTTACCACGAGAACGAGTACCAACGGTACGCAGTGGACATGCTCACACAGATGGGGAAGTTGGAGCAGTGGTCTTGTTTACACGAACTCTGGACACGCGAATCCAACTGGCGACCCAAGGCATACAACAGAGCATCGGGTGCCTACGGTATCGCCCAGTTCATGCCGGTCACATGGGACTTGGTGGGCTTCAAGCGCACAGACAACGGGTTCGTGCAGGTTGAAGCAGGGCTTGCATATATCCAGCGCAAGTACGGTGGCAACATCTGCAAGGCACTCGGAAGCAACCTATCGAGAGGGTGGTACTAATGAACATCAAGCCGGAGCATCACGAGATTGAGAAGCAGTGGGAGTCTAAGGGCTTGACCTACTACCAACTCCAGTATGAACCCGACTTGTTCGAGGGTGCATCGTGTAAGGGGATGGACACTAATCAGTTCTACCCCGAAGGCAGGCGAGAGCCAGTACAGCAACAGAGGTTCATCAGCATGCTGTGCCACCTATGCCCAGTGCGGGATGCGTGCATGGAATGGGGACTAGCCCACGAGAAGTACGGGATTTGGGGAGGCTTGACCGAAGAACAGCGTGTGCTTTATCGCAAGGCTATGAAATGGGGAGTCAACGATTTGACAGCAAGTGAGTTCTTGCCCCTATAATAGGACAAACACCCGTCACTTGGTTCCAGTCCCAGTGGCGGGTGTTTCTATTTCAATCAGCGGATTTATCACCACGCACGATACGGTGCGCCCAATCTAATCCAGCGTTCCAACCCTCCCAGTATCTCTTATCAGGCAAGCAAGCGGGAGAGTCAGGGTTCATCTTCGCGTAATCAATCTTCTTATGGAATCGCTCCAAGATATACTTATGCAACTCATTGAAACGCTCGACGAACTCATCATCGGTCATTGTCTAAACGCACTCTTCATCAACATGAAAATGTTTTCGGTGAAGTCGTCAAGCGTTCCGTCATTGTAGATAGCATGGTCAAACATATAGTTATCCATGGCAATCTCAGACTTGTGCCTGTTGACTGCGCTGTGGTTGTGCCTGTTTACACGAATGACTTTACCACCCCGTTGCTTGATAGCATCAGCCTCATTGGGGAATCGAACATCTGCAATCACCACATTCTCATCGGGCTTGATGTCCTTGAACGCCATGTCTATCCAGACATTCTCGCCGAACATCCTGCGCCCCACATCGGTGCCGAATACTTGCAACAACCTACGAATCTCAGGGTTCTGTTTAGCCATGTCCCACCCGTAGTCCTCAACATAGTGAGCGACATGAGTGATGCTGTCTATCTTCGGGTTCAGGATGAGGATAGCCTCACGCATTGGGTCAGCAAAGGACACGCGCCGGAAGCCGTAGTTTAGACATAGGGTTGATGCCATCGTGTCCTTACCGCTTCGTGCATATCCACTCAGTCCGATAATCATTGGTTGTCCTGTTCTCTTATCTCTTGCCGTGCTTGCTCATTAGACATGCGCCTTCTTCTGCCATACCAGACCGGCGCTTCACCACCAAGCCTGTCCTGTAGGCGCACCAGCGCCCGCTTGACTCGCTTGCGTACCGCTTCTTCCGATGCACCTAGAGATTCAGCCAGCGCACCAAACTCCATACCCCCATTGGAATACCGCATCCGCAGCAGGTCACGGTCAGTGTCGTTTAGACGGTCAAGACCAGCCTGCACATCTGATAACAACGCCAGGCGATTGCCACCTTCACTTGGTTTAGACGAGTGAGTGACGAACTCGTTAGCCATATCGGGTGTATCTGTCCACCCCTCATGTGACCACACATCACGAAGCAACTCATGCAAGACTTCAAGCGTGTAGTAGAACGAGTCAGTGACGGGCACCCGCGCATGGCGACTGCGTTCCTTAGCCACATACTTCTGCGCCTCATTGAAGAAAGTCTTGCGCAGTTTATATTTCAGGCTGTCCTCTGCCTGCCATTGCTCCACCTTATGCCAGTGCTCTAGCGCCCATAGCGATAGGTGTTGGTACATATCATCAGTGGATACCAAGCCACGATGGATACGATTACTGCGGGTAGTTACCTGCCTCGCCACTCCGTAGATGGTTTCCCATACCTTGTCCTGCTCATCCATTGGATTGCCTCACAATTTCAGCAGCATGCCAGTAAGTCTTGGCACGAACAGCGGTATCATTGAAGTTGTATTCGCTACTTATCATCGCGTAGGTTGCCTGTCTCTCTAGTTCTAAGGCTATCTGCTCACGCAGTTGTTGTTCATCCATTGGATTGACCCTTATCATTCTTTAGTTTACGCATAGCCATCAGCAAATCATCAACGGTAATCAGCACGCCCTTGCTCTTGTTTGGTGGGATGTCGCATGTAATGTCGCGCCCAAACTCCTTGACTGCGTAGAGCACATGGCTAGTGGGCACCATGAGTACGCCCTGCTCCAGCACGAACGCCCAGTAGTCAGCCTCAGTCACCATGATTCCTGACTTCTCCCACGACTCAGTTTTCAGGTACCAGCACTCCACCTCGACATAGATGTTGTTAGTGACCCACCATTTCCTATCTCTCTTGACCTCTACCTTCTTACCATTGGTGAGTAGTTCCTCTACGAGTTGCTCACCCTTACGCCCATAACCAAAGTCCAAATCAAACGATGAGTTCTTAGCCATGTTTAGACAAACTCCTTCTGTATCCAGACCTGCCAGCCGATTTCGATAACTTTGATTTTGTCCCGCGTGATATTGAAGAACGCATCTACTGCAGGGCGTGGCTCATAGAAGTTGCCCCTGCCCTCGCTCCAGTGGTAATCATCGAAGGCGATGATGCCACCCACATTGAGACAATCAAAGGCGTTCATGCCATCACGCATCACGCCGAAGGCGGTGTGGTCGCCATCAATATAAACGAAGTCATAGGTCATGTTGTTGCTCTCAAAGAAACTATCGCTCGTCTCTCGGAACACATGAACATTCTCGTACTGCCTAATCTTGTCCGTGTAAACGGAGTACACATCCTCGAAGTCCATGGCGTGGTGTGAGTTCTCGTCACTACCCCTCCATGTATCTACATCGGTGAGCGTGGCGTGTGCGTGGGTAAGTACATTCTCTAGCATCCACACAGAAGCATCGCCAGTGAAGGCACCTATCTGTAGGAACTGAACGGGCTTATCCTTGAACTGCATGAGGTGGCGCTCGAAGTTAGCCTGCGCACCAGTGGCTTGGAACCAGTTTGGGTACTGCATCTAAACACCCATCCGTTTCCGCAAGCCATCTGCTCCCTCGGATAGGTACACATCGTTTACATCAGCGCCGTCAGGCATAAAGACGGGGAACACATTGTCTAACTCACGGCTAATGTTCTTCGCCATCTCACGCCCTGCATTGTCCCCATCGCAGAAGAGCATAATCTTTTCCCAGTCTGCAAGGACACGGGAGTAAAAAGGTTTCCAGTTGTTAGCACCAGGCAAGCCAACGGCTGCGAACCCGACCTGCGTAGCGATGATGGTATCTATCTCGCCCTCGCAAATGACCAGCACATCGCTGTCTTTCTCCAGTGCACTGATGTTGTAGATATGGGTACTAGCGCCAGGTCGGGACATGTACTTCGGTCCCGCATCTGCGTTTAGACTGCGGAATCTAATATCAATCACCCCCGATGGAGTCAAGTATGGGATGGATAACTTGCCGATGTATGGCTCGTGTCCAGTCTCAGGTTGCTTTACGAAGCCGAGGCGGAACATACGAGCCGTCTCCTCCGTTATACCTCGACCCGCCAGATAAGGAAGCACCTCGTCTAGGTTTTGCTCGTAGTTCTCCGTGGCTTTCGCCAGTGATTCTCTCTGCGATTTTGAGAGCCTCGGCATAGTTGACTCCTTCTCGTTTCATAATCAGTGAATAAACATCTCCAGCCATATCGCACGCAAAGCAGCGGAACCCACCCTTGTCTATGTTTAGACGGGCAGACTTGATATGGTCATTGTGAAACATGCACCTGACCGACTGCCACCCACCGCGATTGCTTGGGATAACAAAGCCGTAGTGCTCCAGCACCCGCACCATGTCGTGCTTAGAGGTTTGGGAAGACATTGCCTAACCTCTGCACCACATAAGCATCGCTGATAGGTCGGTTGCTTGCCTTGATAATCACCAGTGGGTTAGGCATGACGGCAAGGTTCTTCTGAATCTTATAGTTCAGAGCCTCAATCTCAGCCTCACGAATCCACCCTGATAAATCTATGCGCCCGTCTCTGCGAGGAGCCTTGGCTTCCACGACATAAATGCCATTGTTGCCAGGCACGAACACATCACCCACATCGTTACGCCCTGCACGAGGCAGGCGCTGTGCGTTTAGACCGGACTCAACGAACCAGTCGGCGAGTTCAATCTCGAAGGTTGCACCTCTACGCTTGTTCGCCATCTGCGGACTTGGCATCGCGCTCTCTCCTTTCGGCTGCTTCGACTGCTGACCAGTACAGGTTGTAGTAGGCGTGGTCGAATGAAAAGCGCTTCATGTGCTTGACGAGAGCGCCAGTGTGTGCGTGAATAGGAATACCGGAGGCACGCACCTTGCGGAAGAAGGCGATGTCCTCACCAATAAACTTCTCACCAGTCTCGTTGTTCTCGCCAAACCAGAAGTCGCCTGGGAACTTATCGTTTAGACGGTCAAGTACGCTCTTGTGCATGAGTACCAAGCCCATGCCTGCGTTGTCAATACGCACCAGTTGGTTGTGAGGGAGCGGGTGGAGGTACTTGATTTCATACTGAGTCTCACCCTCATTGAAGAGGACGGGCATCGGTTGCATCAGTGTGCCTTCGCTCTGCTTGGAGATGAAGTACACACCGCACACCACGGGACGAGCCAGCCTATCGGCTGAATCCCATAGTATCTCTAGCACTTCCTTCGTGAGCACGATGTCTGAGTCAACCCAGAGTGCCCAGTCGGTACCAACCTTGCCCCACATTTCGATGGCTGCTTGGCGTTGGCGTGCGATTTGATTACCCTGTACACGAATGGCGTTCGTGATACGAACCTCGCTGGTAATCATCGTGTAAACAAGACCCTCGGTAAACTTGCCGTCTGTGTTGCCGTTGTCGCACCAGATAACCGAGAGGCTTTCGTTTTTACCGTGAGCCATGGTCTAACTCCTTATCAAGAATCTTGTCTGACTGGTCAAGGATTTGCATAGAGGACTCGGCTACTTCCTTGAAGGTTTCAGCAATATATTTCAGTTGTTCTGCGAGGATGAACTTGTCTTCGGGTGTACATCCGCAGTCGCTGAGTAGGTGGTCAGCCATTTGGCTAACATAATCAGCGAACTGGATTGACTCCAACCATACTTTGGAAGGGTCAAAGATTTTTGCTGTCGCTTCATCAATATGTTCCACAAGACTTGGAAGTTCATTCAGGATTGCTTCCTTCATCTCCGGTGGCATCGGTGCCTGCTCCATCGCTTGCCGAATCTCCTCTGGAGTAACCGACAGTGCCGACAGAAGCGAGTTCATTCCACTCCTCTTCGGTAAGTTCTTGGAACTTCCCCGTTTCTTTCTCTTGCCAAACATAGGTTCTCCAACCAATAGTCCATAGGTAGTGCTTCGGTGTAAACGATAGGTGCTGTGTCATGTCCTCAACTAGAGGCTCTTTTGGTACTGCAATCTCTTTGTCGTCTTCTCTCGCAAGCATGTCGCCTGCG